ATTCTTTTTCCATACTATCTCCTTATGTTTTGATGCTTTGAAAGTCAAAGCCACCTTCAACACTTCTGTGCTGATTATTGCCCCCTGATTAGTCGAAACTAAACAAGGGGCAATTTATCAAAACAGCTTTTATGAGTTTTTTCCCTTCTTGCAACGGATTAAATTTATGACCAATGCTCAACCTAGTAGGGGATTTATTGTGCCTTACTTTCTATTGCTACAGGGTGAGATCGTCACCAGCAATTGGCGAAAGGGGCAGGTCAAAATCCAGTTCGGGTTTGAACCAGTCAACCAGCAAGCTAAAATATCAAAGATCATGAGACGGAGATGAACCCCGAATTGTGGAGCGGTTCAAAGGGTGAGAGCTTCACCAAACCGCTACCAACTTCATCCACCCTATAAAAGAATCTTTCAATGGTCAATAGGTTTTTTTCATGGGTATGCAAAAAAGTCTCTAGACCCGCATTCTAAAGCCTTCTACAGGCAATGAGATTTTTTGCCACAAAATCATCAGGAACAAAAAAACAGCCTCTACAAGCCCATTTTATAAGCCTCTAGCCCTTCAACCGCTTAAACACTACATCCATCAACATTCTTGCAAAAACTTTTATGCCACCAGCGCGACGAATATTCTTGACGGATTTCAATGTAAGACACTAAAATAGAAGCCACAAAGGAAGCCCCTCAAAAGCCCCTTGTAGCTACTGGATTGACACACTCAATTAAACTAGGTAAAGGCTAGACATATGACTAACCAGCAACCTTCCAAAATACCTAACCTCACAACCAAACAGATTGCCTATTGTACCCTTCGAGCCAAAGGCGAAAACAAGGCTCGCTCATATCTGTTAGCGGGATACAAAGCCGCTAATTCTGAACAAGCAGGATCAGCCGCTTGTAAGTTAGAAGCTGATGACAGAGTGCATTCCTACATCTCTACTCTTAAAGAGAGTAGCTTTTTGAAAGAGGCATTGACATTAGCAGAGAAAAGAGCCTTTTTGGCTAGGGCAGTTAGGTGTGATGTAAGTAATCCTGATGCTGACCTGATACAGGAAGTGAGTGAGACATCAGGAGAGCATGGAGTTAGCAGGAGAGTAAAGGTAGTGGACAGGTTGCGAGCCTTGGAACTGGATAGCAAAATCGCAGGAGACTTCTATTCTGATCGTGAGCCTCAAGCTAACAACCCTTTCACGCTCATCATAGCAATGGGTAGAGACTCTGAACAGTTTAGGATGGGAAACGGAAACACAATCCCAGCAGGTTCCCTGATCCGATCGGATATAACAGATTCTCTACCTGACAAACCAGTTATTGATGCTGAAATCATCCCTTCCTGATGGGGTCAGCTAACAATCCTTTTTTTAAGGGGTCCCTTACCGCATGGTGCCCCTCCCACCCACCCCAACTGGCCTCGGTGAGTTAGTATACATGACCCAATGAAAAAAAATCAGTATTTGGGAAGTTCCTCTTATTTTAGATTCTTGTAGAAAGAATATCTAATAAAGTGCTTTACAGGTTGATGGTTGTGGAGATAGTTTGCTGGCATGAATGAAGGCGAACTATTAATTACTTTGTTGAATGCGGCTACGATTGGTCATGTGTTGCATTTGAGGAGTAGGAGCTATTCGGAGCATAAGGCATTGGATGGGTTTTATAGTGGGATGCCGGGGCTTGTGGATGGCGTAGTGGAAGCGTGGCAGGGAAGGAATGGAGAATTGGTGAAGTTCCCTAATCAGATGGTGGAGTTGAGCGAGCATACTGATGCGCTTGTGTATTTGAATTTCTTGAAGGTGATGTTGGATGAGGAGAGGTATGTGTTGGGGGATGATAGTGAGATTCAGAATATGGTGGATGAGATTGCCGCCTTGATTGATTCCACGCTTTACAAGTTGACCTTCCTAAAATAAAAATTTGATATGTCCTGTTGTTCTGCTGTTCCTATTAGCACGATTCCTCCTGTTGGTCAGGGGGTAGGGCCGTTGGTGTATGCGAATGGGAATCAGATGGCGAGGTTGAATCCTCCTCTGAATCCTAGCTTTGTTGTTTATGATGGGAGCGTGACTAGGTGGGGGGATGGGAGTGTTAATGCTCCTGTGTTGTTGCCCAACCTTCAGCAAGTACCCAATTCTAGTGTTGGATATTTTGTTGGCATTAATGCTGGGGGGCAACTGGTTGAGACAACGCTTCCTACTGTTGCAACAAGTGGTTCTTATAATGATTTAACCAACAAGCCTAATCTTAACTCTGGAAAGGTAATTTACGTTGATGCTGTGGTTGGAACGGATTCAAGGGGGACAAATAGCAATTATAGCTTTTCTGTTCCATTTGCTACTATTGATGCCGCTGTTGCCGCTTCAGCTATTGGTGACTTGGTTTATGTAAAGGCTGGATCTTATACGATTGTTTCACAAATTAGCCTTAATGGAAAAGGTGATCTGTTTTTTGAACAAGATGCCAATGTAACTGTGGCGGCAAATGTGATTGCGTTTAGCCTTACTGCCGATCAACCAAAGATTGTTGGAGGATACGGAACATTTACTTGTTCTGGTACTGGTGGTCTATGGACGCAAAGTGGTGGAACATTTACCGTTCAATTGGTTTCCATTGAGTTTTTAGCAATTACAAACGCTTCTGGTGCAGGAACAATCTTTGCCTCTTCTACAGGCTCTTTGGTAATTAACAGCACAGGAATTATAAATGCTCCTTTTTCTACTATAGTGAGCGAAACTGGAACTATTGGTAATGTTTTCTACCAAGTCTTATTTACTGCTTGTGGAAGATTGCTCGACATGACCCAATCCAATTCGTTCATGCAATTCACCGCATTGTGCTGGAGTGCCCAAGTTTTTGGTACAGAAGGCGTGAGTATTGTTGGTGGGACAACATCATTGCGGTTTGAAAATCTAGTTGGTGGAACCCCTGCTACAAAACTTGTTGTCTTCAAGTTTGCAAATGGAGATACAACAAACAACGGCCATGTTTTTAGAGGGGGTAGGCTAATTGCAAATAGTGCCAATCCATGCATCACGTTTAACTCCACAACAGCAACCAACAAGCTTGTGCGTTTGATGGGAGATGTTCAGCTTACTACTAGCGGAGCAAACTGCATTGTTTCTGCTGACCCAAGACAAGTTGTTGTATCTAGTGCAAATGCAAATGTTGTTGCAGATGCCAATACTAGCATTGTTGGTGGAACACTACTTGTTAGCCCATTCTTTGCTTTTTAATGGTTCACGAATTTAAGAACCCAATGCCTGTGGTAACTCCAATGGGCGACGGGTATGCCATCTACGTTCAGATGGGTGGGATGTTTGAGAATGATTTATGGACGGTTTGCTTGAGCAAGGATGGGTCTATAAAGCACTTTGATTCTAGCCAGATTAGAATGTGGCAGAACGCTACCTTTGGCATTAAGAAGGGCGATTGATGTTAAAAAGAGTGATGCGTTTTATTAACACACATTCTGTTTCAGATTTACTGGCTTAACTGGAAAGCCGTTGCAAAAAGTGCAACAGTTCGCCTGTTAAGTCGATAAAACGGCATATTTCGTACATATGTCGCCAAATATGTCGATCATACCCTACAATTTAGACATATGGATTTGATTATACCCGAAACGCCACATTTTCTGACATATGGCACATTTATGAGCAATTTGTTCCATATCGGGTATAATGCGGTGAACAATCGGGTTTTTATTCGATGCGCTCTAGACCATTTGAATTATAGCAATCTTACAAATATTATAAAAAACTTATAAACCACCAAAGGTCGCTATAAGTTCCCTTCATGAATAATATTGATTGTGTGCTACTTCTTGGCAATAAACGACTTATACTTATCTAGAATAGTTACTCTAGCCGTTCTCTAGCCGTTCTTACAACCAATTTCGTGACGCTACGAAAAAGGTCGGGGGAGGATCAGGTCGCTAGATTTTATCAACAGCCAGATCGGCTACGCATGACGCTATAGTTGATAGAATCCCCCTCATTGCCTCCCCCGACTATAATGCCCCTTGGAGTCCTTGCGGCGTGTCCGTGAGGCAGGGGTTCACCGAAGATTCCCCCGAAAATTGGCACAGCCCCTCCGAATCGAACGGAGCCAGCAAGATTTGGAGTCTCGCTCGCCTACCTTGGAACATTGGACTGCAATTGAGTTATCAAGGATTCCTTGACAACTGGCAAGGAAAAAGCTCCAGCAGTAGGATTCGAACCTACAACCATTCGATTAACAGTCGAATGCTCTACCATTGAGCTATGCTGGATTGGCTACCCCTCATGGATTTGAACCATGACTAGGGGAGTCAAAGTCCCCTGTGCTACCGTTACACCAAAGGGTATTAAATTATTTGCGTGGTCTTCCTCGCCCCTTGGGAACATTTACTCGTTCCTTCCATGTTACCGCCCCATAAATTGTTTTTACAGCAATATTTTCATCCATATTTAAAACGTATGCTTTCATTCTAAATCTATTCTCTGGTTCAAGCTGACCAACAATGCTTCCGTATTCTTGACCAAGACTAGCCAACCGCTTTGCTTCAAAAAGTAAATCTTCTTGTGTTTTCATTTACAAACTAAAAAAACTATTGACAAAAATAAAAATTTCCATAGAAGGTGGGTTGTATGAAAGACATACTAAACAAACTAAATCCACTTGAGAAATCTTGCGACGAGTGCGGAGGTACTGGTCGTGATTTTTATGATGAGGGTCAAGGGGTTCCTTGTTGGAAGTGTCAAGGTAGTGGTCATATTGCTACTGATGACGGCAAGGCTATACTCCAACTGATCGCACATCACCAGTCAAGTCTTCTTCAATTTGCTTAACCGCCGCTAAAAGGTGGCGCATTAAGTAGCCGACGAAATACGCAAGTGCTTCGTCATCCCCCTTCTTTTCCCTTACGCCTTTGTCCACTAGGATGTGGTTGGCAATGTGGACGCATTCATGGGCAAGGTTGGATATTTTCTCCACGCTCATTTCCCATTCTTTTAGAAAGATTATCCTAGCATCTCCACAATAGGAAACAGCATCAGCATCTTCCAGTTCATTGAATGTTTCTGGTTCACGATTTGGGAACTTTTCCCTGTACCATTTTTCAGCCTTTTCTTTATCTACGGGCCAAACAATCAGGCAATGATCATTCCAAAAGTCTATATCCAGATAGAACTCGTTAGGATTCATTGATAAAGTAATAAGGGATGGACAACATTTTCCCATCTTTAAAAACTTTAAATTCTTTTACTTGGCATTCTCCAGCCAATACTTTTTGTCTTAATCGCAATCGTTGTTGAGAAGGGCCAAGTCCTGTAAATTGTTGTATTTGCTCACGGCTTCTCCAGCCTTCGGGAATGGCATCTTCTATCTGAAAGAACTTTTTCCATTTAAGGGCTTCATTGGCTGAAGATAGAAGGTCAGCTTCGGATGGGTTTAGTTTCTGACGGCTCATAGGTTATTAGTTTGGTTGCTGGAAGTTCACCATTCTGACATCCACGCCAATCTAGGATGCCAATACCGGGGCGACAAATAGAATCTCCTACTACTTTGTGACCATATTTTGTGAGCAATTGCCAAGCAGGAGTTGCCATGAAAATACCTGATCCATCATTGAAAATACCGCCCGTGTGCCTATGGCCTCGTAAATATACTTTTGGAACCCTATGACCAACACGGGAGTAATTCTGTCGAGCATTGCCCATCGTTATAGACATTGCCCCTGCTTCAAGGTATGCCCTAGAACTGGTCGGCATATGGTGGGCAATATCAATCAAGGTTCCGTTAATTTCAACGAGTCCTTTGTCTCCTAGCCAGATTGCCCCAATCTCTTTGGCAATCATCTTTTCCCAATCTCCAACGTGGCATTCTGTTCCTGCCGTCATGTAAACAACTGATGCCATTTTAGCCAATGGCTTGAGGCATTCAACAGCCGCAAGTGCATGGTCAAAATTTAATGCCGCCACAACTTCCGTTGTTCCATGATGCCTTCCCTCAATGCAGTCGCCATTAATAAAAAGTGCAAATGGATCGTTTTTAAAGTGACCTTTGATCTTTTTGTTTTTGTCCTGCCAGCATTGCCATAGCCATTGCTGGTGAAGATTGTTTCCAAGGCTAACTTTATTGCCTGTGCTTGTGATATGATCATCAGGCCAAAGACCAACAGATGACCCACAATGGAGATCCGATACTACAACCGCACCAACAGGGGGTTTTGATTTAATCATTGGATTGTTTTTTTATATCCTGCGGAGGCTTATCAGAAACTAGATTCTTTAGTAATCGGGATGCATCACGCAAGGATATTTCCTCATCCTCCATCATTTGTGCAAGCATCTGCATTAACTTAATCCGTTCGGTGAGATGGTGAAGGTAACTGATGAGATCCAATTGCTCATCCTTTAGATTTCTAGCATACCATCCTGCCCCTGCTGTCCAGAACTGCGTTTTGTGTTCTGCGCTTCCCTTAAAATACTTATCCAATCCAGCTACTGTTGCTTCTGACCAAATATCAAGAGCATCTTGTTCTGGAGTCATGTCACTTTTTTTTAGGTTTTTTACCTTTGGGTTTTTGAATTGACCCATAACCAACTCTAGCAGATCGGAGAATTGCATTTGGTTTTGCGGATGTGGTGGTTGCTTTCATATGCTGTCTACAAATCGTTTCCAAATTTGTTTGGGACGAATACAGCTTGCCACGTTGCATACATGGCAAGAATTTTCATGGCAAGTGTTTAATTCAGAAAAGCAATATGGGCAGTAGTTGTTTACATAGTAAACCCAACCCAAAAACATTTTTAGAATGTATTTCAATTTTTTAAAACACTAATCCCGATGTAACCAGCGGCATCAGAAGAAATATTGATATTTACATTCTGAACATTTGACCAAGTTGCTTCATTTGGAAGTTCAACAACAGATGAAAGGGCAGTAAACAAAGATTGAATGTCTGAACTATTAAGATCAGATTGAGTATATTCGGATTTGGCGGTTACAATGATGGGCATATTTTTATAGGTGTGAGTTGAGAGTATTGAGATAGTTTGTGTTTAAGGTCAATGCTTTTGTAGGGATAAAGAAACAGAAAAGAGTAAAGCAAACTCCCCCCTTATCCCCCCACCCTCAAGTGAGAAAGCCTGTCAGAAAAGAAAAGAAACTACTGCTCACCGATAATCTGCAAGCAGGGTGTTTCTCCTCGTTTCTTACGGGTATGGAGTTTTGGTTCTCCAAAGCCGAGTTCTTGGATCATGTGGTACGCATTCACACCCATCCTCACTTGCTATAACGGGCAAGCCCCGCCGAGTGGTGAAGCACTACAGCGGGGCTTTCGTTTGTTTGAGGAAAGTCTTTTTTGAATGCTTCACCATTCAGTTTTCCCAACTTATCAAAAATGATAATTCCGTCAACAACTTTTTTTAAAAACCGTCTGGATCAGGAGTGGAGCCACCATATCCCCATTCTTCTTCCATTGCCACTTCTTCCGTATCTCCCTTTGAATGGATCAAACGATTTTCAAAATCCCGAATCTCCAGAATGTCCAAGGATTCAGCTTCTTCTTCAAAGTTGAATTCAAGTCCTGCCCTTCGGAGCATTTGAACAGCATAGGTAAAAGAATCAGCCAAATCGGGTGATTTCTTCAACCGCTGTTTCATGTCGAGCTTTTTCTCAACAGAAACCTTTCTGCCTTTGTGGGAGTAAAGCCTAGAGCAAAGTTCGTTCACTACTTGAGAATGCCTTTCAACGTCTATGCCAACCAAAGAACGAGTTGACATTGCGGTATGGACAGCAAACCAATATTCCGTAACCAAACGATCATATGCCTCTTTGCAAGTGCGTTGGTCAAGGTTGCTGATCTTTCGTTCTGTTGGCATTCCCATAGATGAAATCGGGAACACAAACATTGCTTCTGGATTATACTTACTCCATTCAATGATGATTGCCCTCATCATTTTGCCGCCGTCACCAGATATATCCAATCCAAAGTCCCTTGGATGGACTCCATATTCAAGACAATCTCTAACTACTTGTATTGCAATACTTTCTTCAAACACCTCTCCTACTGAACTATTGTATTCTCTAGTTCCAAGGTAATAGCCAAGGCTTCTGCCAGTATCGTTTGGCCCAAAACGGCAAAATGTAGCCGCACATCTGTCTCCTCCTGCGGTAAATGCAGGGTCAAAGCCGCAAACAACCTTTGTTTTGCCACTCCAAACTGGCTCCCAATTGATGTCGCATCCTTGGATGAACTGTTTTGAGAAGATTGTGAGTTCTACAGAGGAATCAGGCCACCATCCATAGACATTTCGCCAGTATTCTAGGGCATTTTTGTTGCCATAGCATCGCTTTAGGGTAGCGGCTTCGCCTTGAATGGTCAAAAACCGATCAAATGGCGGGATTTCTGCATCAGGAACTTGGAAATTAGGGCTATCTTCACCAGATAGATGAAGAGCAACGCCTGTTCTGGTTGTCCATTTGTGTGTATAGCGGTTTACGGACTCCCATTCCAAAGGATGATCTGGCTGGCAAAGTTCAGTATGGGGGTTATTTGCTGTTGCCGCTGGGTTTGCCATGCCTCCAAAGATAAAGTCTGGATTTGCTCCAAGGTTTACACGGGTATCTAGGGCATAGAGATCCATTTCTGCCAACTCGTCCAAAAACAAGCGCATACGAGCATTTTTGCGCCCTCTTGTGTTCTCAACAGAGCGTTTTCCCTCACCTCCTTTGGGAAAAGCCAAGGCTTTGATGGCATTTGTGTAGTCTCTTTCTGAATCTTTTGTGTCAATAGACTCAAAAACAATCATCCTTCGATACTCTACAAGGTTGCCAATAGAAGCATCTTTTCCGTATTTAGCCTGTAGGTTACGCATGGCAATTCGGTAAAGGGTACAAACCTTACCCCACAATCGGTCTTCGGAAGCATCCAAAGAGGTAGATGCTACATATGTTGAAGTGAAATCAGGAGCGCAAAGCCAATCAATGATGATACAAGCCGCAACAGAAAAGGTTTTTCCGCTAGATGCACACCCTGCAATGCCCCAATCGTTCTCGTTGCAGAACAAATCTATAATGTCCAAGGCGTAATTGTTTGGGATTCCTTGAGAATGGAGCAAAACATCATTGCCATAAATCAACTGGAAGCAATTAACCATGTGTTGTGCAGGGTTAAGCAATCCGCATTCATCCAACTTAATCCCCATCTTGATTCGCTCACGCCTTCCAAACTCTCCACGAGTCAATCTATATGCAATTAACTCCCTGACAAATTGGTGCTGGTTTTTGAAGAAGGGGATTCCGTAATCCGTATCTTGTGGAACATCCAAACAAAGGTTTTTATAATTCATGCACAATTACTATTGACTTATTTTATAAATTAATACAAGCATTTGAACTGCATGAGACTCAAAGATAAAAACGGATCAATCCCCGGAGGACTCTGGTATCAATATAACGACGATCAAGGTAATACTTATCGTGTCAACGGAATGGATCTTCCTTTTGGTAAATCATTTTCAAGAAAGGTTTTTAGCGACATGATGGTAAACAATGTTTCCGTTCCTGATAATTTAGATTACTTGATTGAACAACAAATCTGTAATAGGATTGGAAGCCAATATTGTTGGCAGGAAGCTGGAGACAAAGTTGCAAATGTAATTCATACCTTTGCAAATTTGGGAGATCGTGTAGCGGCAAGCCTTGGGGTTAAATCAAACCTTGAGAAAGCGGCAAAAGGATGCACCTCATGTCAAAAGCGCAGACAAGCAATGAACCAAGCACTCGGATAAAATGGCAAAAACCAAAAAAATTGTAAATCGTGAAGGTGTTTCCTCTTGGGGATTTAATACCATTAACTCCAATGGTGTTGCACCAACAAGCCGTGTCCAAACTGCCAATGATGCATTTACAATTTGCTGGAACTTGCGACTAGATAACGCTGGTCGTGAGCGCAAGTGGGGGCGTATTTACAAGTGCTATAAAGGGTTTCCCCCTACCGATTATAGCCAAGTAGCCTCTCGTCAGCTTTCGGGAATGAGCAATGTTCCATTCCGTCAAATGAAATTTATTGTTGATAACCAGAAGTCATCGTTTGTTGACATGGTTATGGAGCGTAATACTGCCGCAAACATTACTACAAAAATTGGCAATCCTACGGAAAAGAAGCAATGGAGTGACATTATCAGCGTTGGCTTTGATAAAATGCTTCGTTCATGGAATAGCTATAACTACAATGTGGAATTGGATGTGGAAGAAATGACCCTGTTTGGAAAGGGCTTTGAAATTGCAGAAGATAGGGACGGTTGGCCCACAAAAAGTTTTCATAACTCCAATGTGCTAATTCCAGATAAAACGTATGCTGATCTCACGAACTTGGGTGAGATTTGCATTAAACGTAGCTACACCCCCCTTGAGTTCTGGCTCAAGATTACTGGTGGGGAGGAAGATTCTGAAAAGGCACAAAAATATGCTACGGATATGGGGTGGAACTTTTGGGCTTGTGTTGATGCCCTTCGGATGTTCACCACAAACTATCGCAACACCTACACCAATACGGAGTGGTTGCGTGACGTATCTAGCGGCAACCTAAACCTATCCCGTCTTTATACTCTCCGTATTGAACTTTATGAACTGTATATCATGGAGTTCAATGGATCTATTTCCAAAATGCTCCTTCTCCAGAACTACGGAGGATTGATTCTTGGGTACAAAGAAAATGGTCGTAAGGATTTGACTGAAGAAGAATACAGGGATCAAACAGGATTCCTATACTATCGCAAAGATTGGGTAGAAAAGGATGGCGATGGATGGAATGACATCATTGCTCCTATGACCGATTCTGCTGGTAGCGGCATCTGGCATGAGATCCAAGGGCTTGCTGAATCTATCTTTATTCAATGCAGGGCTTATGACATCCACATGAACCGCTTTATGGATGCGGTTGATTGGAATACTCGCCTTATGTTTAAAGGTGGTACTGCTGAAGCAACCAAGAAACTTAAACAGATGGAATGGCAACCTTGGATGATTTTGCCGCAAGACGTTGAACCAATTCAAGTATCAATTAGTATTCCATTCCAAGAAATTCTTGCTGGTATTCAGTTTTATCAAGCTGACCTTTATCGTGGCATTGGTGCGTACAATATCGGCATGGCAAACAAGGGTGGAAAACAAAGGACAAAGGGCGAGGCAGAACTTGATGCCGCCGAATCTGCAAAGCTCCAAGGAACCCAAATCCGTAGGTTTAATGATAACCAGACACGCTGGTTGCGAATGCTCTATAAGAGGATGAGCAATACCACAAAGGGTGGTAATGGTTATAAGATGAAAGAACAATTTGTAGAGTTCATGGAACAGAATGGAGTTCCAAAAGAAGCATGGAAGTGGGAAAACATTGAAAACCTAGAAAGCAATATGCTTGCTGGTTCTGGAAGCCCATCTTACAAGCTGATGGCGGCTCAACAAACTGTTTCACTTACTGGCATGACTCCAGCAAATGAAGGTCAAGCAAACGCAATTGCTGATGCCATTGCCGCACTTAATGGTCGTCAAAACGTGAATCGTTATGTCCAGCAAAGCCAAGTTCAGATTCCCGATGAGCAAGGCATTATTTCAATGGAGAACATTGGAATGACTGATCCAAAAGGCAACCCTGCAAACTTCCGTGTGTATCCTGATCAGAACCATATTGAACACTTTAATGGTCATATCCAAGATGCAATGGTTTCGTTGCAGGAAGCGCAACAGGCAATGCAAGCCTCGCCAGTTGCACAAAACGCCATGAATAGCCAGCAAGCGCAATCGTCTGTTGATGATGAGGCGTTTAACCTATTGCGTGATATTTATGCTACACTCATGCGATTCAAAGGGCCGCATCTTGTTGCTCACCTTGGATTTATCGAAAGAGATCCAACCAAGAAAGAAATGGCAAAGCAGTATGCGCAACAGATGCAGATGCTTCAGCGTGGTGTGGACGAACTTGGTAGCCAAGTTGCACAAATGGCTCAAGCCAAACAGCAAGAGGGCAATCAGGGAATGCAAGATCCAAACACAATCAAGCTACAAGCAATGGTTGCTAAAGAAGCAATCCAAGCAGACAGCTTGAGGAAGAAAGAAGACATCAAACTGGCGGCATTGGCTAATAAGGCTCAACTGCGTGAGGCAACATCAATGGAAAGGGCTTCTACTGATCTTGCAACAAAGAGGGCAAAAGCCGCAAATGAGATCCAAATTCGTAGGGCAAAAGCCGCACAGGATGCACAGATTTTGCAAAACAAAAATAACCAAGAAATGCAAAGTCCAGTAGAAATGTCAGAACCAAGCAACCCGCAACCCGAACTATAACATGGCAGACAAAAACACGCTTAACCTAGCCGCCGCTATTATCAATGATCGTAGATATAGCGAACTTAAAACAGCAATTTACGAGGATCTTGTAAAAAACGATCACGCTACAGTTGTGGCAGTATTCAAAATGTTGCAAGATTATGCATTGGAAGCAGAAGATAATTCATTCCATGTTTCTGAAAAACCTAGAAAAATTATTGAGAAGATAACTACACATGATCTTGACCTTGATCCTGATCTTGATGATTCTCTGACCAATGAAGAGATTGCTCTTCGCAAGTAACCACAAACAACCACACAAATATGTCTGAAACCGCCGTTGCAGAAACCACGCAAATTAACGATCTTACTTCAGCTTCCGTAGCTGACAAAGCCGCAAGAGATGCCGCAATTAAACAGGCAGATAGCTTTTTTAAAGGTGACATTAAGGATGCACCAAAAGGAAACCCTTCAGACCTTTTTAAGAAGTTTGCTGAAAAACTAAATCAAGACTCCACACAATATCAGGAAAAGATTGATGAAGAAAAGCAAACCAAGCGTGATGCTGAAGAGAATAGACCAGAACCAGAAATTAAAGCCTCTTCTGTAGATGACGAGAAAAAGGGTGGATATATCAAATCCCTCAAGCAAACCAATGAGCAACTCTCAAAAGAAGCGGCTGAACTAAAGGCCCGTGTAGAAAAGATTCCAGATTACGAAAAAGAAATTGAGGATCTTCGTTCCAAGATTGACGATGGAGGAACAAAGAAGGAAATGGAGAAGTTACGCAAGGAGCTTGAACAGGCAGTACAAGAAAGGCAAGAAAGGGAAACCGCCCTCATGTCGGATCTTGAGAATCTTCGTCAAGCCAATGCTTTGCTGAATCTCCCTGCTGATCCAAACTTCAAAAGGGATTATGATGCGCCGATTCTTAATGGATACAATCAGGTTAAAATGATTGTTGGTGATGATCAGTTTTCCGTTACTGAATTTGAGAAAGCTATTGCCGCTTATGAGGTTTCCCTTCGTAGTGAAGACCCAAGCGAAAAATCAAGACAACGTGAAATTTCCAAAACAACCCTAAATGCCATTTATGAGAATCTTTCTCCAATGGAGCAAGCCAAGTTCCAAAACACGGCTTATGATGTTATGGCAAAAATTGAAGCAAGAAATTCTGCACTCAATGACTGGCAGAATACCAAAGCTAGGATTGATGAGGAAAACACTCGCAAAGCCCATGCTACAAGGTCGCAAGTAGGAAAGCGTTGGCAGGATGCATTCTCACAAGCTAAACAAATGCTTGATGAGGCAATTAAGTATCCAGAAGAAATTGCCAAGATTATTGCATCACAACAAATTGATGATGACACATCGGAAGATGAGATGATTGCTGAAGCGGCATTGCGTGAAAATAGCAATTATGCTCCAGAACAAATCACCCGTGTTCTTCAACAGGGAGCAAAGTTTAAGAAACAAAAGGCTTATACCTTTGCTCTTGAAAAACAAGTTTCTGAATTAAACGAAACCATACGCAAGATGCGTGGGTCTTCTACTGGAGATGGAACTATTGGTTCCTCTTCTGCTGGCAAAGCAACGGAAGTTGAAGAAAGAACTCCTGCGGCTTTGTTTGCTAAATTTAGAAATAAATAAAATTTTCTGTTGACGGATTATTAAAAACACATTAATAGTCCGTTGACAGTATAACTCTGGATTAGTTGGTTTTGGTTAGCCGACTGTTCTTGGTGGAAGCGATGCGTCGGATAGCGACCGACATTAAATAATAAGCGGATCGTCAAACTGGAGAATAGTGGGGTGATCAAAACCATCAGCGATGGTTGCCAGATCGCAAACCCTAAACACATAAACGTGTTCTAAAAGGGAGCGATCCTTTTTGGGGCACACAAAAAACCCAAAACACACAATTATATGGCACAGAATGGCATTACGTTCTCCTCATGCCAAGACGTTGATACGCTCTTTCGTGAGGCTAGGACATACTACAATCCCTTCTTCATCAAGAAGATGGCGATTAACTCCATCTACTATGGTCGTCTTGAAACCGAGACTTGGCCTCTGAACACCCTCCCGACCCAAAAGGCATTCCGCTTTGGTCGTGGATGGTACAACCCTGATCAACCTTGGCAAGAAGTCCAGAGTGGTCGTTGCGTCCAAAATGCTGATGATATTCAGTTTGAGACCATCGCCCATCCCGGCACGGAAAGCTACTCGTTCAGCCTTTTCACCAAGGCAATGCGTACCGATTGGTATCAGCTTACCGATTTCATGTATCGTCTGTTCCCACAGGAAGAGATGGATCACATCATGGCTACCAATGTCAACATCACCAAGAACGTCCATGAGGAGTTTTCCCGCTCGCAATGGATCGGAGGTGCTGGTCACAAGTGGTGTCCCATCAGCGATGGTCAGAGCCTTCTCTCTTGCCAAGCTCAAGACGATCAGATGTTCATCGTTCAACCCTTTGAGGGAACGAACGAGGGTAGCTTCAACATGGGCTATGTCTATGTTAAACTCCCTGCTTCCCAGCTTGGAAACATTGGTCTTCTCTCGCTTGATACGCTTGATGACATCCTCATCAACCTTCAGCGTGAAGATGATGCCTATCGTCTCGACGTAAGCGAGGCCGCTGGTCGTCCTCTCCTTGAGGTTATCGTTCCCGATAGCCGTGTTCTCCGTCAGCTTTGGCAGTATGCCAAGCAGTCTGGTGGATGGTGGGAGAGCGTTAGCGATTTCGATGACAAGCAACTTCAATACTCCCTTGGTATTGATCGTGTTATCGGAAACTACGCTTTCTGCAACGACATCAACGGCGTTCGTCTGAAAGTTGATTGGGCTTATAATGCGGCTCTTTCGACCTTTAACGCCAACAATCCTGACACTTGGCCTCGTCTGGTTCGTGTTCTGCCTTATGTGCCTGTTACCACCGAGCTTGGTTGCAAGTATGTGCAGAACCCCGAATACAACAATGCCGACTTCGGCATCACCAACCCTTGGGTCAACAAGGCTATGATCAAGTGGATTAGCCCTTCCCAAAGCGGAATCGGTGAGGCTCAAGGCATGACCCAGAACTATGCTGGTGATTGGCAATGGAAGAACCCCGATTGGGAGTGCAACATCAAGCGTGACCAAGGTTTCTTCTGGAACCAGTTCCGTATGGGTATGCAGTTCCAAGATCCGACCCTGATGCATTCGATCCTTCACAGGCTCAACACCAGCCGTCTGATCATCCCTGCGCCTTGCACCTTATCCACGAACTACACGCCGCAATACACCCCTGATTGCTACGTCTGTTCTAGCGTTGTTAGCCAGCCTATCTAACCGATAAAACAATAATCCGATGAACCCATCTAATTATGCTCCGTCGGATGTCTTGAACGCTCCTGCCCTACTTTATGTGGGGCAGGGGCAACCCCTGACTCCGTATTTTCAATCGGTTGCTAATGGCACTAGCTTTTCAATCCCCACAAGTGCAATCACTTGGTCGATTACTGCTCCTGCTGGAAGCAATGCAACCGTTAATGGTGTGGCTTATACTGGTGTGTTTAGCATCAGCGGAAGTGGCCCGTTGTCCAATGCAATTACGGTTGCAACTACTGCTGGAACTGTTCTTGTGAGCTACACCCTCAACAATGTGGTTTATAACACCCCCGGCTACTACTAAAAATTAACAAAACCTATTATGTCCGTCCCTAATCCTACCCCTAACAACCTAACTCTGGTTCGCTTCGGCCCTCTGTCCGTTGACTTTACCAGAACTGGAACCTACACCCTTGGGCAAATTGAACGAGATCAGCAGACGTTTATCCCGACTGCTTCCTTTGTCGTTTATCAAAACGCTCTTGGAACCAATGGAACGACTGCAATTGTTGCAATTGACAATGGCACGACTGGAGAAAACATCTCCACCGCCACTCTCCCTGCAACTCCTGTTTCGACTAGCCCTAACGCAACTGGAAATCTGTCTTCGACGATTTTCACCCCTGCTACCAATGGCTATGTTCTTGGACAAGTTCCAGTTTCCACCTCTATTCCTAGCAATGGAGCCGCCGCAACGCAAAGCGTCCGTGTGAATGTGACGCAAGCCGCTGTTCCTGCGCTCGCTACCACCAACCGTGCTACGGCAAACAACATCTCCACCCTGACTGTGGCGAGTGTTCCTGCTTGGCTTGTTGCTGGTGCTAGCGTCAAGGTTCAGTCTGTCGGTAATGCCGCTTATAATGGTTTTGTGACCGTTATTTCGACGACCGCTACTACCTTCTCGTACTACAATCCCTCGCTTGTTACCGAGGCTTCCACGGCTGATACCGCTGGTCGCATTGGTGCAATCACGGGTGATGTGTACGTTGTTGGTTTCCTTCAGTAATTAAACTCAAAGGTGGCATGGAGGTTCTACCCCTCCATGTCACTTTTACCCAAATTTTATGCCTGTTACTCCACTCGATTTTCCAGAATTTGTAATTACCACCGATAGCGAACAAAGGTGGCAGATTTATAATGCTATTAGTTCTGGAGCTACTACAGGAACGCTTTCTAAAGCAACAACTGCTACTCGCAGTAACTTTTCTGCGGCTACTGATACAATCATTGCCGCCGCAAGCACAAGCCGTGTTACGCTTGCGATTTACAACATTGGCCCTGCCGTTCTTTACATTGGGCAGGGAAGCACGGCGGTTACTACAACGGACTTCACCTACCTCCTCAACGCTGGTGATACCTATATCGCTAACCCAAATGAGGTTGGACTTGAGCATCGTGGGATCTTTGCCGCCGCAGGAAGTGTAGCAGAAGTCACTATCGGAGCTTAACCTATGTCTATCGTTCGCCAGCCAGCCTACATTGCCAAGTCTCCAATTAGCGTTGCTATTGGGGGGACTGTTCCAGCTCCGTTTCCTCCAACTCCAATTGTCCCTGCACAGGATTTTCAGATTAACGGAGTTTTGACTGGAACTGGTGCTGGCAAGTGGGTGAGTGCTATTGAGTATTATTTCGGAAGTCTTAATGGCCCAACAACATTTACCTTTTCTGATTTGGAAGGAACTACTGGAGGGTTTTTTAATTCCAATGCACCAACAACCTCCACCAGCGTATCTGCACCAAATTTAATTTATGTTGGATCAAATTTATTTGCTGGTGGTGGCGTTTTCACTTATAGTAACCTCACTTCTATAAATTTTCCAAAATTGCAATACATTGGAGGGTCGCTACTTGGAAGTCCAAATACTTATCCAGCACTTACATCAATCAGTTTTCCAGAATTAGTATTTATTGGTTCCCCTTGGGGTGGAAATTTGGCTGGATCAACTTCAATAGACGTACCAAAATTGCAGATAATGTCTGGAATGAACTTTACTGCGAATAGTTTAACCTCATTAAACCTTTCTTCCTTGGCTTTCTGTTCTGGCAATTTATCTTTTACAGCACCAGCACTTACCACGTTGACCATGCCATCCGTACTTGGAACGTGGAAGGCAATGCTTGGAATGGTAAATTTAACAAACATCGCTCTTAACCAAACTTCCGTTAATAATCTTCTGGCCGCCCTTGCGTACATGGATGGCAACAATGGAACGCTTCTTTTTGGAACTGGAAGGGCAGTAACCATTACTGGCACGTCTTCTGCTCCTAGCAATCTTGGAGTTGTTACTGGCCTTAATGGTTCTCAATTTGTCGGTGCAGGAACTATTTGCACAGCGACAATTGCTAACCACGGATATGCTATTGGTGATATGATAAGGGTAGCGGGAGTTGGCGCACCTCTGGTTAATGCTAATAGATATGCAGCAATCCTTCCTACCGATTTCACGACTGGATCATTTAAGTATAACATCGCCTCCCAAACTGGAACTGGAACTGGGACTGGAACAGTATCAGTTACAAAGGCTGGGCCTTCTGCCGCCGCACTTGTCACCCGTGGAGTAACTTTAACCACCAACTAAAATGGACAGACTTATCTACAACGCCGAAACCAAAGAGATCATCACTCGCATTGTGGATTGCGAGGGAACCTCAACTGGCACTCCGTTTGATATGTTTGAGGGGACTCCAGAACAAGTTGACGCAAAGATTAAGGAACTAGGCTTAACTTCAAATGAACAATAATCCTGCTCCAAGTTCAGAGGTTGGATCAACTAGCGCAATTGTGTCTTTGCTCACCTTGATTATTTCATTCTTTAACACGACCCATGTGTGGCTTCAAAACCTGACTCTTATTGTTTCCTTTATTGCCGCACTCATTGCAATTGTTTCTGGCATTAGAAAACTGAAGTCATTGGAAAAATGAGCAAACTTCTTATTGTTTGTGCATTGGGACTTCTTATTGGATGTGCAAAAGAAAAGGCACAATATACTGCGCCATCCGTAGTTGGAGTAAAGACGAGCATTGAAAAGCTCAAGCCGCATATTACAAACTCCGCAGGAAATGCGGCGATTAAAGACGTAATCTCCGCAGTAAATACATACCAAGCGCAAGTTGATCAGCAATCCAAGGATCTTGCCAAGGCGCAAAACGATGCCGCTTACTGGCATGACAAGCAAATAAAAGCCCTTAAAGAGTTGTGGACTTGGCGTTTGATTGCACTTTCTGGCATTTTATGTGTAGTGGTCTATGTGGGGATCAAGACCGCATGGAAGTTTAGACCATGATTCCCAAACTGGTATCCCAAAGGCTTATTGTTTCCCTTATTGGGATTGCGCTTATCCAAGCATCGTGGCGTTGGGCCGTTGCTCATCTTTACACGCTACCAGAGATTGCCCTAGCTGGATTTGTTACGATTACCACCAACACCCTGTATGTCACAGGGGCTATTGTAATCTTCCTTGTGACTGGGCGAATGGTCTATGATTGGAAAATGGGAACGTCCCAAGTTCAGCAAATCCTTGGTAATGTTTCTCACGCTAAAGAAGAAATCTTTGAGAATTTGACCAGCAATGCCAAGGAAGATAGCTACAAATCGTGAAAACGCCTTCTAACAATACTTTGAAGCTCCTCATGGACTATGAGGTTGGTGGAGGGGAAAGCTATTACAACAAGTATTTGAGCCAATTTACATGGCCCGGAGGTGCTTCTGGCCCGACTATCGGAATAGGAATAGATTGCGCTTATTATTCTGCTACCGAACTAGCCAACATATTTTCGTTTCTTTCTAAAAAGCAGATTGTTTTGATACAGGGAGCAACTGGTAAAACTGGATTATCTGGCAAGGAATATACTAAAACATTAAGGGAAGCAGGAATTGTTGTATCGTGGGATCAAGCCAAAGGAATCTTTGAAAAAACCACTTGGCCCAAATTTGCAAGCCTTGCAGAGAAAGCATTTCCTTCTTTAGATGAACTTTGCGATGATGCATATGGGGCTATTGTTTCCCTTGTGTTTAATAGGGGATCTTCAATGGCGGGAGATAACAGATTGGAAATGAGGAACATAAGAGTTCTTGTTCCAAAGAAAGATTACAAGGGTATAGCTAATGAGATTAGGAAAATGAAAAGACTATGGGAAGGCAAGGGCATGGATGGACTTTTAAAACGTAGGGAAGCAGAAGCAAAGTTGGTAGAAAATTGTGAAAGCAAAACGCTTGTGTAAAACTATCTACATGATATAAAGTCAATACTTATGCAATACCCTCAAGGACAAAATTGTTGCGATTCCAATTACCAGAATAATTGTTATACTGGTTGTGGAACACAATACCCAATTGTGCCGGGGTCTAACCCTGCATTGAATTATTGGAATGGTCAGAACTTTGTTGTTGCTGATGGGTCTTCTACTAATCCGATTATTCTTCCGTTTTTTGAAATAAATGCTGGAACCCCAAGCTATGTCCTTGGTGCAAACAATGCTGGAAAATTGGGTTATTATTCTGTTTCTACACAAGTAACAGGGTATTTTAATATTCTTGTTGTAGCAGGAGGAGGTGCTGGAGGTGCAACTGCAACTTTTAGGGGCGGTGGAGGCGGTGGTGGTGGTGTTATTCAAACCACTTTACCTCTTATAAAAAATAATACTTATAGTGTTGTAGTTGGTTCTGGGGGACTTGCAACTTCTGCCCTTGGCGATAATGGACAAAATTCTAGTTTTGGAACATTTATTGCAATTGGGGGAGGGGGAGGAGGTGGAGGTGCAACTTTATTGAATGGAGCAAATGGAAGTTCTGGAGGTGGAGGTTCTGGAATCCAAACTGGAACTGCTGGCATTGGTGGATTTCCAACTATGAATCAAGGAAATTTTGGCGGTGCTGGAGCGGTTGGGGTTCAAGCTGGATCTGGAGGGGGAGGTGGTGCTGGAGCCGTTGGCACTAATGCAATAAATTCTACTTCTGGCGGTGGAGGTAATGGTGGAATTGGTATTGCCAGCACAATTTACGATGGGACTATTAGGTATTATGGTGGTGGTGGAGGTGGAGCCAACCGAAATACTGGATCACCAACAAACGTACCGCTTGGCGGCAATGGCGGGGGTGGAAACGGTTTTGTAAATACAGGCATTCTAGCTCAATCTGGAACCGCCAATACTGGTGGAGGAGGCGGTGGAAACGATGGCACGTCTTTTGTTGCTGGCAATGGAGGAAGTGGAATTGTTATTGTTTCCTATAATTCACCAACACAAATTGCTACTGGAGGAACCGTTACTTCTTATGCAGTAAATGGCGCAACTTTTTGGGTGCATACTTTTACAACTTCTGGTAACTTTATTTCTTAACAACTAAAAATCATGTCTTGCTATAATAACAATGGATGGGGTGGATGCGGTTGCCAAGGAACTGTGCAATACGCTCCTTCTGCTTGTAATCCCAACTTCCCTACTACTTGCACCGCACTTGGTACAGGCACAATTCAGCGTGTAGTTGGCGAGGATTCTAGCTACTGCAAATATACCGTTCCTACTCTCGCTTCCAATAGCTTGTTGTTTTATAACGCTTCTACTGGTCTAATTAATTGGGCTAATGGAACAACGGCTAACCCTGTTTATCTTTCTCCTTCAACAACATCTCAAACATCTGGAAACCTTCTTGGTCTTTCTGCTTTGTCTGGAAATAACGGACAAGTTGTTGAAGTAATGCCAACATCACCCGTAACTCAAGCAACTTTCCCTATTGTTCCAATTGGAGGTAGCACAGTTAATTGGGGAACTATTGAAAATCTTATTCCTAATACTGGTCTTGTTTATAGGAATAATACAGGAACCGTTGCCCAACTTTCTGCCGCTTCTGGAAACATTGTTACTTTTGATGCTAACGGAAACCCAATTGCGGAATCTGTATCAATTTTAAGCGGTGCTACTGCTGTGCCTTCTGGTGCTGTTTTGCCATTTGCTTATAATGTAACATCGGGAACCCTTCCTGCTGGATGGTTGCTGTGCGATGGTGCTGTTTATACTGTTGCGGCATATCCAACTCTTGGAGCATTGCTTGCCAATACTTATGGAGGAAGCTCTGGAACTTTTGCAGTTCCTAATCTTTCTGGATTATTTATTCGTGGATCTGGAACGCAAACAACTGGAGGAATTACATATGCCGCTGGTGTTATTGGAACAGTTCAAACCGATGCATTCCAAGGTCACTTTCATAGTGGCAATAAAGCATTGGGATTGTCTGGTGTTTTGCAGGGAGGAACCACAACAAACCTTATTACTTCTGGAAACACTACTGGAGCAGTTACTGATGGAACTAGCGGAACCCCAAGAACAAATACTGAAACAAGGCCAGTAAACCTTGCAATGGTTTATTGCATTAAAATATAGCCTAATATGGCAGAAGATGGGAGAGTATATGATGGCTCAACGGTTACAATTGCAATGGATGCAGAAACGCATCCTTCAATTCTTCCCGCTAATTTTGTTTCTTCGTGCGTAAATAGATCCTTTAGGCAGGGAATTAATTCTACTCGCCCCCCGTTTACTGAAATCCCTATCTCGGTAGCGTTTGGTCAAGACCCTTCTATCTTGATTGATTTCCAAACAGGAAACTTCCAAGGGGCGTGGCCTTATAAATCAATCAAACAAGATTCTGCTGATGGGTTTGTAGTATCTGTTGCTGGCACAATCTACTTCCTTTCAATTGTAAATAATGTAGGGACGCTTTACAAACTAATTGAGGGAAATGATCCAACCATGATGCACACATGGTTTGTGCAAGCTGAAGATTGGATGTATATCCAGAATGGGTATCAAAACGCTATTGCATGGGATGGTGACATTTCTGGAAAGCCTACGAATTTGCAAGCACAAGGAGATTCCGTAAATAAAATTAATCTTTCTTGGGCAACTAATGCTCCCGGTGCTGTGTCTAATGAAATTCAAGTTCAAACACCAAGCGATGTATTTTACACCATTGCTATAGTATCATATCCGCAAGTTTCTTATTCATTTACCGCCGCATCTTCAATTATTAATTATTCTTTTCGAGTGCGTAGTGTTTATCCAGATGGCACTTCAACGCCTTGGTCAAATATTGCAACAACTACTTCAGCAAACGTAGTAATTACTCCAGAACAAACAAATACGATTTACAGGCTTAATCCATTTAAACAACAGATGCCGATTGGTACTATTATGGCATATGCATACGGACGAGTTGCTGTAAGTGATGCCAATAACAATATTTATGTTTCCGATATTATTTACGGAAATGGATTTACAACCACATCAAATACTCAAAACTTTACTGAACAAACTTATTGGGCAGAAGGTGGCTCTTTTACTCCCCCTGCAAGTCTTGGGTTAATTACAGGAATGCGAGTCATGCCATCCTTGAATATCAATGTTCGTGGACAGGGTGAACTTGTTGTGTTCTGTGAAAATGGTTCTTTCACTTTGGATCTTTCACAAGAAAGAACAACGTGGCAAACCAACAACATCCAAAAGGTATCACTTATTGGCAGGGGATGCCGTTCCCCTTGGAGCCTTTGCGGTGTAAACAACGATGTTTACTTTAGGTCTGATGATGGATGGGCTTTCTATAACAATGCCCAAGTAGATTTTTATCAGGCACTTTCCTTCAAAAAAATCTCTAGGGAAGTTCAGCCTTGGGTAAACTATGATACTCCTTGGTTGAGGCAGTTTGAGTCTGCCATGTATTTTGACAATCGCATTATTGCTACTGTTTCCCCTTTTACGGTATCAACTGGAAGTCCATCTACTTGCGGTCTCCATCGTCCAAGCAGGGCAATGATTGTTCTGGATGTGGAAAGGGAAAGCGCAATCAATCCTAGCTCCCAACTTCCTACTCGGTGGAATGGTCTATGGGAAGGGCCGCAACCGACACAACTTGCATCAGCACAAATTAATGGCGTTCAACGTGGGTTTGCTTTCTCGTTTGATGCCGACAACGTAAATCGTCTCTATGAACTGCAAAACAGTAGTGTTCTAGCTACTGGCGTTGATGATTACTCTGTTCAATACGGAAGCGTCCCGATCAAATCTTATTTCATTACCAAGCGGTTTGATTTCACGCCAAACCCCGGAGCAAGCAAATTTGTTAGAAAACAACTTGTTGGTGGCGAGATATGGATTTCCAACCTAAAGGAAGAAGTAACTGTAGCTTGTGAATTTAGACCAGATTCGTATTTTTGTTTCAACGAGTTTTTAAAACCAATAACTGTTGGTTTGGACAAATGTAATTTTGATGCAAGTAACTGCACTCCAGTAATTTCTCAACCAAGATATGAGCAAATAAGGTTGCCTTCTCCTAATGCAAACAATTGCGAAAAGTTTAATGATATTCCAATTGAAAGAGGAACAGAGTTTCAAATTAAAGTTGATATAGCTGGATCTTGCATTGTGGACAGAATAAGGCTTGCCATTGTTTTCAATGATAGGATTGATCTTCCGCAAGGATATTGCCCTGATACTTTCTATAACAATCCAGAACCAGTAACTTGTAGTTGTGTAGCTGATTTGGATTATTACAGGATTATTCCGCTTCCTAATGAAGTTGCATCCGTCAATGGATAAAACTATTGCAAACAAAGAAAAACCAATATATAAATTAGCAACCTATGAACAATCAAAGTTCTCCTGCTCAACTGTTGTTTCCAACAGTCCCAGCAAATTATTGTCCAGAAGGTAGGTGGAGTGATATTTTTAATAGCTTTATTCAGCTATATTTGAACAACGGGACGGTAAATATTCCCGGCCTTGGTGAAGTTACGCCATCTGAAATTGCTACCATTAATCAAGAATTGCTGGATTTGCAGAATCAATATGATGCTTTAACAAGCAACGTCAGAAGCGGAACAATTGTTTCTCCAGTAACAGGGACTCGCGTTGTTCCAATTACGTTTTCAACACCGATGCCTACGGCAAATTACCAAATTTATATTGAGTTTGTATCAACTCAAACCGCAAATACTGGAACAACTCCACAAACGTGGGCAATTGTTACTGGAACAAAATTAACAACAGGTTTTTCTTTAAGATACCAAATAGCTGGATCAGACGATATTTCAGAGGTTAACTGGCAAGTTTTTTCTCTTACTACAACTTAATCACAAACCAAACATAACCCCTAACCCCAACACAAAATGGCAAAGGACACTAACAGGGCTACCCAGCCAAAACTACAATCCGAAGGCTCCTCCACCCGTGGACACGCCAAAGAAAACCTTGGAAACAACCCCCGTGGTAATGAGTTCTCTGGTATTTTCTACAGCGGAAAGCTCCAGCCCGAACCCTCTTCTCCGGGTCGTGGTCACTCCAAGAAATAATATGTCATCTCACGGAGTCCAATACACGGTTGACAAAACCGAGCGTGGGATTGTCTCTGATCATCCCACACCACAGCCCATGCAAAGGATGCAGATTACAGGGAACATTCCTGCAATTCGTGCATACCAAGATGCGAGGACTGCCCGAATCAAATCCATTGGCGAGAAAACACAGAAAGCATTTTCTGTAGGTGGCCCTGCCCATGAGACTTCGATGGGGCGTGGTACTCCATTTGCTTGCGATTTCCTTTAATATGGCTACCCAAAAAGGGATGAGGAAGAAGATGCTTCACGCAAAGTCTTCTCCTTCCCTCAAGATGGAAGCCAGAAAAGGAAAAATTGGCCCTTCCAAAGCCGTTGCCCGTGGTTATGCCAAGGGCAAAGGAATGGGTAGAGGAATCTAACCGTATCAATCCATGCTGTACGATGTTGCATATATTCTGAACGCTATTAAGCCCTATGCAGGGAATAGCGGCACTTGCAATCAAGCGGTGCAATTGCAGTATATGAACAAGGCAAGGAGTTTGCTTTGGAACAAAACGGATACAGATGCAACTTGTGAGTATGTCTGCATTGCTTGCGTTAATGCAATTCTGACACTACCAAGTATTTACAAACAAGTAAGGTTGGCATGGATTGATGGGCAACCAGTATCCCTTGGCAATGAATGGTATCAGAGCATCCCTCAAAACAATTGGGGTGATGCAAGTTCTGGTGGCTACGGAAATGGCAATGGATGGGGGCAAGCCTATGGGTGGAATGGTGGCAACAAGAAGTTCATTGAGATTGGAGGCAAGCACGTTACTTACCAGAACTACGAGCAAGCCCCATACAAACTGTGCGTAGAAGCTGAATCTCCTCTTGATGCTGGCAAAGAAGTTACTTTCTTTGGGGAAGATGCCTATGGAACAAGGATTAAGGAAACGATTGTTTTGGGAATGGCTCCTGACTATGCCTATTCCGTAAACTTCTTTAAGAGTGTATTCCAATGCACCAAACCCCAAACACAAGGAAGGGTTAGGTTGTATGCCTATGATACAGATGCACCAGCAAGGATGCTTCTTTCTGTATATCAACCCTACGATATAAACCCTTCTTTCCGTAGGTATGCTATCCAAGGTCGTGTTAGGGATTCAGTAATCCTGTATTGCAAGAAAAACTACCAAGACCTTTACGATCTTACCGATCAAGTAGAGTTTACTCCAGAAGCAATGATTTCTGCTGTGATGGCAGTAGTCTATCGTGAGAACAAAGGTAGCGATCAGCTTTATGCAACTTCTTTACAGAATGCGATTTTTGAAGTAAACAGGGAAACTGCTGACAAGGAAGAACCTACTGGCAGTACGATTCGACAATTTCCTAACAACATGATGCTAAACGCTCTGATTCCCACATATGCTTGGGATGACGGCGCAACTTGGCCTTATTAACCTACACAAACAATAATATGGCATTTTCAACAATGGGAACCGCAGGAGGTGCGCTAGGTGGCGCAATGACTGGAGCAAAACTTGGATCAATAGTTCCCGGTGTAGGTACTGCTGTTGGTGCTGTTGCTGGCGGTCTTCTTGGTGGACTTGGTGGGTCGGGATTGTTTGGAGGAAGTCAATCTACCAGTTCTGGTCTTCCTGCATATCAACCTTTTACTACCGAACAGCAAATGCAAAATGCTGGCTTGTTATTCCAGCAAGCACAACAATCAGGATTGGATTTTGCAAGGGCAGGGACACAAGCCAATATTCGCAATCAAAACAGGGTTACTCCGGGGTCTAGCCAACAACGGCAACTGGCACAAAACCAAATTAACCAATACATCCAAGGGCAAATTCCGCTTGATGTTCAGCAAAATATCAATCGTCAAGTAGCGCAGAATCTTGGTGGTGGATTCAATCTTTTCTCCGGTGGTGGGCAAGCCCCTCAAAACTTTGCTAGGAACATTGGGCAGACTAGCCTTGGTCTTTCGCAATTTGGATTGAGTGCCGCACCTACATGGCAACAACTGGCTAACCAAATGGTTGTTTCCCCGTCCGTTGGTATGCAGGGTCAATTGCAAGCGCAACAAATTGCAACAGGATTGGGTATGCAAAATACCGAAAACGCTTACCAAGCGGCAATGAATCAATATGCGGCTAATCAATTAGCAAATCAACAGCAATCGCAACTTGGAATGCAACTGGGGCAAATGGGTATGCAAGCATATGGGGCATTGGATAAATCTCAATACTTAAATAGTCTATCTCCATCTGGTCGTGGGTATCAGGCAACAATAGGAGGGCTTCCTGCGGCGCAATTTGCAGGGTCTATGGTTCCTTTATCTTCTGCTCCGCTAGATGTTCAACAGAAGTACGGATGGGGACAATTTGGAACTGGAGCATAATCTTATGGCTATCGGATACTACAATTTCTCGCCAATCCAGCAAGGCAACCAGCAAGTCATTAATTCAATGGCTGGCCTTGGTCAGCAAATCTCTAGTGCTATTGAAACTCATGCGGCAACTGAATCCGCTAAAGCCATGTTGCCCATGTTGCAACAACAGTATCAGGCTGGAATGCAAAGGATTGCTGAAGGGCATCCAGAGGGAATGACTGACATTTACGATGCCGCAATGACTGCCTCGCAGAATCCTTTTTTGGCTCCTATGGCTAAAAGTGCTTTAACTACGGCGCAGTCTGCAAACATTAATGTACAGCATATGTTGCGAACTTTAGCATACCAGCAAGGACGGCAAAGCGGGGATGCTAAACCAATGTCTATTGGTACGCAAATGTCTGCCATGAAAAACTTTGATGTAATGGATACAAAGTTGCAAGAAAGGCAAAATGAAGCATTGCGTTTGGGAGATCAAACAACTTTTGACCAAATTGCACAAGAGAGGGAAAGTTTGCGTAACTCTATGACGCAAGCTCAATTAAGTGTTCCTGCACTTGGCGCAGAAGGAAAAGGCTTTAATACAGCAAGTCAATTACTTGCAACACAAAAAGCATTAAAGGCGGAAAAATTAAAAGGTTCTGAACATTGGTTAAGAAAAAGTCTAAATACAGATCCCGAAAAAGTTAAGGAATTGGAGTCACGAATCCAGAAATTAAGAACTGGCGGTCTTCCTTCTATGCAGGGTAGCAATCAAGCAGGGTCACAAATTCAGCAAGGAAATGCTACCTTTAATTCTAAAGAAGAAGTAGGAAATGCTTTTAAATCTGGTCAAATTACCAAAGAACAGGCTATTCAATTGCTTAAATCATTCCCTAACCAATGAACGAAGATGAAGCGGTAACATTTTTAAACGAATCTGAAGACGAGGACGATGGTGGGCAAGTTCAACCAGAGTCAATGACTCCAGATGAAGTAGGGCCGCAATACGTTCCGCAAGTTCGTGCGTCTGGAATGAGTGATCAGGATGCATTGAAATTCCTAGAAGCATATTCTCCAGACGCAAAAACTTCTTCTGGGGCAAGTGCTTCTATCCCTGCGGCAAAAAAGGGACAAGCAATGAGTGATGATGAGGCAATGGCGTTTTTAAGCTCCTATTCTCCAGAGTCCTATTCTCCAGAGCAAACAGGCAAAACAATCAACTTGCCAGCAATGCCTTGGTATGAAAATCTTGCAAAATCAACTGCCGCACAAACTGCCGCATCATTTATACGGCAAGCAGAAGGCTTTGAAAGGGCTGGAGCCGCCCCTGTAACTGATCTTTCTAGGGTTAATGCACCATTTCAAAGGGCTGGAACATCTGAAGAAGTTACATCAACTTTTGATAAATCCATTGCTGATCAAGAGGCATTATTAAGTAATTTGCAATCGGTTGCTGATAAAAAAGGATTTGTGTCTAGTGATTTAAAACGGCAAATGGATGCCGCTAAACAACAAATTGGCAATCTTCAGATTCAAAAACAACAAACACTAGAACGACCAGAATATAGTGAACAAGCCCAACAGGAATTGCTTCAAGAGAGGCAACAAATGGGACAAGAGGCAACTCAATTGGAGCAAAAAGCTAAAGGAATGTTTCCTTACTTTGGAGTTAATGCTTCTGATGAATCTGTTTCAGCACAAATAGGAAGAGGAGTTGGAACATTTGCTGGTCTTGCTCCAGCAATGGTTACTGGGCCTTTGTCATTGCCAATTATGGCTACTCAAGGCGCAAGCCAAGCATATGCCGAAGGATACAATGCAAAGGCAGAAGAACTTAAAAAGCAGGGTGTAGCTGATCAAGGTGCGATTGACAAAGAAGCCCATCAAGCAGGAAGTCAAGCCGCCGTAGGATCTGTTCCACAACTTGCGGCATATATGGTTGGTGGCGCATTAACAACCAAAGCTACTAGCGCATTGCTCAAAGGTTCTTCTCCTATTGTAAAGGGTCTTGTCGGTGGAACTGCCGCCGCTGGTGTTAATCTTGCAACGTCTGGTGGATTAAGGGTGGCGCAAGGTGGGAGTTTTGCTCCAACTACTGAACAATCGGTTCCAGATATTTTGTTTGGCGCAATTCATGGCGTGGGTTCATTTGCTCAAGCTAGGGCAGAAGCAAAAGCCAAGATTGATGCTTCTATTGGTGGGCCAGAACCAAGGGTAAAGCCTTCTGCAAACTCTGCGGTAAATGAACGTGAAGCGCAAATCCTTGCTGGTGCTGACGCTCAAGCTGAAGTTCCACTTACCCCAACGCAGGAAAAAATAAACAAGCAATGGGCAGTCCTCAAAAAACAAGCGGCTGAAGTTGCCAATCAGCTTGGTGAACTGCCAGAAAATCATCCAGATCGCCCCGCCTTGAGGGAAAGAGCCGCAAAGATTGCACAGCAGATAGCAGACTTGAGGGATGGAAAACCTATTGACATTGAGGTTCCCCCCGTTGAAGGTGATGAACGATTCAAGCCAAAGCCTGATGAAACCACAACCAAAGACCAAGAGCAAAAAACAAGTGGGGTATCTTCTGTCGAAGGTGTCACCGCTGAAGGCAAGCCAAAAGCAAAAGCTGAAGAAGGAACTGCACAACCACAAGGTGAAGGTGCGGAAGTAAAAGGAGAAGAAGGTGAAAAACAGCAAACGACCGAAGCTGGATTGCGTGAAGCGTATCCAAATACGGCTTTCTTTGACGAAGCAAACGAGGCAATACAACGACTCAATCAGGAAGATGCACGAAAGAATAAGCGGACGAGGTTTGCCGCCCCCAGTTTACGGGATCTATTGCAGTTAAAGGACAACCCTGCATACAAACTTGCAGACAAACTAGCTGGAATATTTGGGAAAAAAATTGTTCTCTATAAAGGGGAAGTTGGCACAAAAATTAACGGAGCAACAGGAGTAGATCCTGCGCTAAAGAACTATATCTTTCTCAAGATTGATGGTGCTAGACCGCATTTGTTTACTGCTGGTCACGAATTGTGGCATCACATTGAACTTTATTCCCCTGTATTGGCTACAGACTTACGCAATAAGATTAAGCCTCTAATCAAGAATTGGAACAAACTTAACAAAAGATATAGCGAAGCAGGATACGATTCTAGCCGTTACTTTGATGAACACATTGGCGACTTCCTTGGGGATGCCATGCAAGACCCGAAGTTCTGGAATGACCTTGCCAAGAAGAACCCCAAGTCATTTAAGGAACTTGCTACCCAAACTGTTGATTGGCTGAATAAACTCCTTTACCAACTCAAAGATTGGAAGATGGGTGGTGAGTTTACTAGGGATATTGAGAAAGCAAGGAATATGCTTGCTGATGGTCTTAACAACTTTGCAGAAGGAAAGGATGAGCCTGTCCCTACCCGCAAAAAAGGCAAAGCTAAAACTCCTGCACCAAAGGCAGAAACTCCAGAAGGAGAATTAAAAGTCACTATAAAACGAGATAAGGATTTTTCATTCAATGGCGAATACAACGTAACCATTGGAGATAGAAAATTTAAAATCTTCAGAGATTCCGAAACTGGATACTGGCGAGATGCGGAAAAGATTGGTTCAAAATATGGTTTTTTTGAAGGAATTCTTTCTACCGAAAACAGGGCAGAAGCTATTGAAAAGCTAAAAAAAATTGTTGCTTCTGAAGAAGGCGAAGGCCCGATGTTCCAACAGGAAGCTGAAGAACAAAAAACCAAAGATTTCTATTCTCAACTTCAGCGCACGATTGAGGAAAAGATGCCCAACAAGGCATCTGTTTTGCAGATTAAATCCATCATTGACCCTGCCAAGGGAAGTGGTGTAAAGCCAAACGAACTCAAGTGGAGCAACATTGATGGCTTCCTAGAGGGCAAGCAAAGCGTCACCAAGCAGGAGGTTCTGGACTACTTACGCAACGAGGGATCGGTAAAATTTGAGGAGGTTCGCCTTGGAGCAAGACCTGATGAGGTTCTTTCTGATGCCGATAAGGAAAGGCTTGCATATCTTGAAAAGGAAAATGCCAAAGCTCCCCTTGGTGCTATTGATGATCGTCTTGGAAGCGGAACATTCCAAGAGTTGATGAAGCTCCAAAATATCCGTGATAAGAGTACGGCTGAAACGCTGTATGCAAAGCAGGAGGAATTTGAAAGGCAAGCAAGACAAGCACAGCGAGTTGGAAATCAGACTAGAGCAAATTCTTTGTGGAAAGAAGCTAACCACATGACTGCCCGTGTTGAGGCATTAGAGATTAACAATGCTGGTATTGAGAACCGACCAAAGTATGAGCAATATGTTCTGCCCAACGGCGAGAACTACAGGGAGGTTGTGCTGACGATGCCGGGATCGGATTCCCTTAATCTCAAGGCTGGGATGGAGGCTCGCCAGATGGATGATGGAACATGGAACATCTGGGACAAAAACGGGTGGGTATATCGTGAGGGATCAGCAACCAAAGATGCCCTTCTTGGGAAAGCATCACAGGATGAAATGCTGGCAAAACCCAATCAGGAAACATATCGCTCCTCCCACTTCCGAGAAATCCCCAACTATGTAGCCCACATGAGGCTAGACGAAAGAAAGGATGCCTCTGGTAAGGATGGTCTCTTTATTGAGGAGATCCAATCTGACAGGCATCAGCAGGGGCGAGAGAAGGGGTATATTGGTGAAGGCGAAACTTCCGATGCGGTAAAACAAGCCCCGTTTCTTGAAAACAAAATCCCAGACGCACCCTTCCGCAAGGATTGGTCAGTCCAGATGTTTAAACGTGCCTTGCGTGATGCCATTGCAAGCGGCAAGGAATGGATCGGCTGGACTAAAGGAGATACTCAAGCTGAACGCTATGACTTGAGCAAGCAAGTTGATTCAATTGAAGTAATTAAATCTGGTGATAATAAATATCATGTTACGGCATACAAGAATGACAAGGATGTAGTAAACGATCCCAATGTATCGCAAGACAAATTGCCAGATATGATTGGAAAAGAATTGGCAAATAAAGCTATTGATCAGATCAATTCTTCCAAAGATCCAGAAATGGAATTAGCTAATTTTTCAGGCGTTGACCTCAAAGTAGGTGGCGAAGGCATGAAAGGCTTCTACGACCAGATCCTTCCCAAAGAGATTGGCAAGTATGTCAAGAAGTGGGGGGCAAAAGTTGAGGAGGGTGCTGTTTTAGAAAGAAAAGCAGGATCTACATGGATGGCTGAATATCCAGATGGAAGAAGGGGTACTGTTTATACAGAAGAAGGTGCTGAAATGGCAAGAGAACGAGGTGCAAAAGTTACACCTACTGAAACCAAAGAAACACCAATCTGGAAAGTTGCCATCACTCCAGAGATGCGTGAGAGTGTTGCTAAAGAAGGTCAGCCCATGTTCCAGCAGGACAGGCCAGAGTTAGATGCTGGAGATAAAGATACTGGTGCATACCACTATGGTGATCTTGGTATTGCTGATGATACTAAATATTCAAGAATGTCTGCCAGTAGAGGTACTGGTCATTTTGGAACAGGTACTTATTTCCTTGGAGAAAAAAGTGCTGGAGGAAAATACGGAGGGAGATCAGATAGGCCAATTGTTAATGTCAATCTTGAGGGTTTGAATCTGGCTAAACCCAAAGACCCAATGCGATTGCATGATGCATTGAAGTTGGTTAACAAAATGGTTTACAGAGAAGAGAAACCTCAATTTTCTGAAGAAAGATTTGATGGGAATAGGGCATTGTTCGGTTTGAATTATGAACTTGGGTTTTCTAAACACTCAAAAGAAGAAATTCAAAAGGCAATAGAAGATACATACAATGAGTTTGCATCGGGTGAAAACGATGGATTCAGATCACCTTCTACTGTGGTGATGCAGAAACTTGGATATGACGGAATTGATGTGAGAGGAACAAAAGCAGACAATACCGATTACGGAAGCGTAGTTTATCCGAAACAAGAAACTCCTATGTTCCAGCAGGATCGCCCTACGGAACAAAAGGCATCCAAAGAGCGTGAGAAGGTTATGTTGCAAGCGACTCCTGTGGTTAAGAAAACCCGCAACACAATTGTAAATACCTTCAAGCGCAAACCAGCAAAAGAATCTATCGCATACATGAGAGACGCTGGTGATAATGCCGCCAACATTGTTGCTAAACAACAAAGCAATGAGATTGCAAATGACTTGAAGCGTGAGTTTAACAAGCAAAAAGATCAAGCCGCAGAAGCATTGTCTTTTGTAATTGAAGCAAAGGGAGATCCTGCTGAATTAGCAAACATGAAGCAGAAGATTGAAAACTCTCCTGATGCTTCTCCTGCATGGCAGAAAAAATCCCTTGCCGCAATTGACTTTGCACAAAAGAACTTCTCTCGTTTTGATCCTATGGTTCAGAAGTATGAGCAGATTGGTCTTCAGCAAGTAGTTGAAGAAAATGCCAATGGCATAGATACCCCTGTGCGTGAAGGATATGTTCCTCATTATCAAGACTTGGAGGAGCAAGAACTATTTGGTGGAGCAGGAACAGGGTCAGCAACAGGGTTCCGAAAGATGCGTACCTACGATACGTTTGCTGACTCTATTGCCAATGGGGTAGATCCAAAAAGCATTAATGCTGTTGACCTTCTCCAAAAGCGTCTTTCCTCTGGTCAGAAGTCAATCAACTATCGTTCATGGATTGATTCCCTTAAAGCAACAATTGACCCTGTATCTGGTGATCCAATTGCTACAAAAATTTCCATTGTAAAGCGTCCAGATGGTTCTAGTTACACGCAAATTCCTAGAGGCTACAAAGTAGAAACGCTTGCTGGACAATCAGTTGCTATTAAAAATGGATATGAAGGTATTCTTTCTGCCCTTAACGATCCTTCTGCTTGGAGGGGAAAAGGGGGTCAAATAATTCAAAAGATTGGCGGCACAGGGAAGGCAATTACTCTTGGATTGGATACCTATCACTTGGGTCGTATTGCAATATGGCAATCTTTAATTAAGTCGTTAGGAATAAAAACATTTCAACTGCCATTTCCTTCTTACAAAAAAGGTGTAACGCTTTTGGATCAGTCTATTCCAGAATTGCAAAAGATGATTGCCAATGGAGAGATACCCAAGGCATGGGCAAAAGGTCTCATGGAAAACAAGAGGCTTCTTAATCTTTCCGTTAAGACAGGATATAATATTGGTGGAATTTCTGATGCACTTCACCAAGATTGGGTGCATAAAATTCCTGCAATTGGTTCTTTTAATTCTTGGCTTTTTAATCAGTTCCAACGTGGGGCAATGGCAGAAACTTGGTTGCTTGAGTTCCAACGCTATCGGAGTGCATATCCAGAGCTTTCAGAAACAGATGTTGCTCGTAAAGTTTCCAAGGATCTTAATACCCGATTCGGAAACCTTGGAAGGCAGGGCATATTAAAGAGCAAAACTATGCAGGATACTGCTAGGTTCCTTTTCCTTGCACCCCAATGGAACGAGGGTCTTATTAGAACTGAACTTGGTGCTATGGGGCAAACAGGAAAAGCATTAGTAGATGCGGCTACTGGCAAGCGGTTCTTTGCTGGCATTCTTGCACGTTCTGTTGGAGGGATGGTGGTAGCTCAATTCATTGCCAATCAATTAATCAATTACGGGACAAGAGGAATTCCTACTTGGGAAAATCCAGAAGAAGGATTTGGTGAAAAAATAAGTGCTTGGATTCCTGATTTTTGGGGAGGGCCGGGATTTTTCTTAAATCCTATGTCTCTTGCTATGGAGACAACCAATTTATTAATGAAAGGATATGAAAGAACTGGTGATGCGGTGGATACTGCAATGAATTATTTCCGTAGTCGTTCCTCTGTTCCAATGCGTCCTGTTTGGGATGCCGTCACTAATAAAGATGTATTAGGAACCTATTATGCCCCCGGTGAGAAATGGAAGGGTATGCTCAAAGATTCCATTCCAATGCCCATTGCTGGAGGAGCAATATATTCAGCGGCAAAAGAAGGAATTACTGGAGAAGCCAATCAACAATTTGCTGGTCAATATCAGAAGCAGTTGTTCTCTACCTTTGGTGTTAAGCTAGAACAAGCCCCAAGTGATGAATCTCGTTTGTTTACTCTGGCCCATCATTACAAACTTGAAAATGATATTCCAGATCGTACTGCTGGATATAGCTATCCCTACAAAGAACTTAATCACGCTTTGATGATTGGCAATGTTACCAATGCAAGAAAGGCTATGACGGAACTTTTGAAAACAAAGCCTGTTAACGAAATTAAAGAGTATTATAAAAAATACCCAACTATGAAGTTGCTTCAAAGCAATGCTCAAATGAAAGAGTTTATGGATACGCTTACTGACGAACAAAGAGAAACATATGATAGGGCTAAAGATAAAAGGAAAGAAACATCTCAAGCCGCATTGGAAATCCTAGCAGACGTTCAATAATTCGCTTGCCTTCTATCCCAAAATGGGATTGATTAAAGGCTTAATCAACCACGCTATGTCTAAATACAAACTACCTACTGCGTTTGCCGTCCACTTTGAGGATGACCCTGTTCTCAAGCAACTCAAGGAAGATGGAGAAGAAAACAACCGCCCAATGGTGAGTCTGTTTCAAGCCGCAACCGCTTACTTGCTTGATTCACGCCGCTATCTATTCATTGAACTTGGAAGGTACATTCAAAAATATGGTCAACTTCCCCCACTAGAAGAATATGCAAATGAGCCAGCAACCACAGAAGCAGAAGAGGAAGTACCAAAGAAAGAAGGATTTGAACTTAAAGTCCTCCCCCCTGCCACAGAGCAACCAAGAGTTAAATTCACCAAGACCTATGGAGACGAATCCCAAAGTTGAGGCATGGTGTGCCATCCTTAATGGGTTTGCGGCAAGCGGTGAACTTTCTCCAGAAACTTTAGGGGAAAAAGGTGGCGACATTCGTGTTCGCACCCTAGCAGTTCACGCCGCAAATCTTGTTAAACATTTCCATTCCGAATTTGTGAAGGCGAATGGCGAAAACATTCCTTAATCTCGGTAGGTATGGTGATGTAATTGCTCTCCTGCCTGTTCTCAAAAAAGAGAACGATGAGAGTGGCGAGAAGCCAAGGCTAATTATATCCAAGGATTACTGCGACATTCTAGATGGGGTGTCCTATGTTGATCCTGTGGTTTATGATGGGCCGTTTGATGATATATCTGGTGCGCTAAAGTTTGCTAAAGGCATTGATGAAAGCGTAATCGCAAGTCAAGTTGTCGGGATTCCAGATGTTGTGGTAAGTCAAGTTTACGGAAAGAACCATTCCCCCAAGATTATTTGTGATAGCTTCCAACAGGATTTGTGGAGGCTTGCTGACAGGTTGGATCTCTGGCCCAAGCAACCCCCATTGGTGTTTGATAAAAGGAGCAAAAAGCGAGAAGCAAAACTTATCAAGTATATCCCTACCTATAAACCTTGGGTGGTAATAAGTGCAGGAGGGTTTTCCTCTCCGTTCCCATATCGGGAACTTCTATTGGAGATAGTAACTCATTGCTTGAGGGATTTTCACATCGTTGATCTAGCCAAGGTCAAAGCAGAAAAGTTCTTTGATCTACTCGGAATCATGGATCATCCGAATACTGCGGCAATGATCCTGACTGATAGTGGCCCATTACACCTCTCATATGCCACAAAAAAACCCGTTCATGCGGTTGTGACAGATTCCCCCTCCCTCTGGCATGGGGCGGCATGGCGACCATTCTATGCGTCTTATACACGCTATCAGAACTTCCCAAGGGACATAACTAGGATACTAGATTTAATACGAAACCCCCCTGTAAAGCCTAAATTATCAAACATTATCCATGTTTATCAGCGCACACCTTGGGCAACAGGAGAAGAAAAGCGCAGGAATCAAGTAGCCGCAAAGTCATGGGAGGGAATTGGGTGCGTGGATCTAGGACTGGATGATAATTGTTTCGTTAGATCATCGGCTGAAATGGTTCCTGATGAAACCAAGCGCATTCCTCTGATCAAGGATATGCTTCGGTTGGCTTGTGTAGGCAGGGATGATTCGGATGTATTGTTGCTGACCAATACGGATACTTGTATTGCATCAAATGTGTTGGAAAAGATTGTAGGGGTTCTTCCTGCTTATGCTTATCGCAAGGATTTTAAGAGGCTAGATGCTCCGATTAAAGACAAGGATATATCCGAAGGTGACAATTATGCAGGGTGTGATTTCTTTGCAATAAGGGTAGGGTGGTGGAGAAAGAACCATGCATTGTTTCCCGATATGATCCTTGGAAGGCATTCATGGGATAGGATCATGCGTGAACTGATTAAATCGGCTGGAGGTAGGGAGATAACTGATGTCATCTATCACGAAAGGCATCCCTCTGGATGGGAAAGCCCACAGAATATCAATCGTGACCCCTCCAATTTAAGGAACTGCAAGCTGGCAAGGGAATGGTTACAGGAACGGAAGATGCCCTTGCTTGAAATAGAAGCCTTGAACTACGAGGGCAAGTTTAAGAAACCCTTGTTTAAGGCTTCCTCGTAAATACGCAATCCCAATTCTGGTCGTAGTAACGGAAGATTTCCCTGTAATCCCAATCGGCAAGGTATTTCAGAATGTCGTCGCAAGTATATCCAAAGCTGGCTAGGGCATTAGGGTTAAACTCACAAACGATATGCTTGAGTGCAGGGTTGGATAGCAGTTCTTTCGCACCTTCTAGTATTGCTGGCTCAAATCCTTCAGCATCTAGCTTTAAGAAAATACACTCATTATCTTTAATGAAGTTTTTATAATGCTGATCTAGCTTGGCAGATATTCTATCTCCCCCCTCAAGGACTGGTCTTCCCCCCATGTTGCCCCCTTCTGAATGATATATTTGAACACTCCTTCCATCTCCTACTGGCGAGTGAATGGTTGTTGCTTCTGGACAATTGTGCCTTAAACATTGAACGGCATCTCCTTGAGGTTCCCAAGCAAGAACTGAAAACCCTTTGTCTAGGAATATCCTAGATGTATCTCCAATGAATGCCCCGACATCAATGCATAGCGTTTTTTTCGGCATAGCATTTAGTTCGGGCAAATCAATAAAGTCTTTATCGTATCCCAGCTTGCCAAACTTTTTAACTTGCATGGATATAGACTGATCGTTTTTAAGCAACCAATAGCCTTTATATTCTTCTACAAAATCAGGAATACTCATAAATTAAACATTAGTTGCATGATTAGCGCACCACAATCCATTTGTTCCACATCCGTTTTTGCGTGAGCATTGCCAGTTAAGATTAGGGGTTCTCTGTTCGTAAACTATCCAACCGCATTGGTTTGGATCATACGCTTGCCCTTTAGGGTTTTTGTAAGTCGTGCCATATCTATGCTTTAGCAATGCGGCTTTTGTCTTTGGTTGCTTACTCGTCGCTATCATTCTTTTCGATTATAACGTATGGTGTTACGGGTTGTTCCTGTTGCGGATAGATTGTGTAATAGCTACCAGCATCTTGACCATCTGTTGCTGATAGGTTGGCAACATAATAGGTTTGCATGGGTATTGGCTGAACTGGGGCAGTATGGAGACTTGCCGCAAATAATATGGATTGTAATTGGTTCATTTGATTGTTAGTTTTAGTTGGTATATTGTGCTTTGAGTTGGATTGCTTCGGCTTCTGCTTTCTCTGCTCGTTTGCAAGCAATTCTAAATTCGGTGTCTAGGAATGAATTGATGTCCTGCGATTGTAGCAAGTCGGATTCTGTTTTTAGGAGCTGGTGGTTTAACTTTGCGACCTCTGCCTGTGAGGCGGCGAGTTCTCGCTCTAGTTCTCTGGATAAAGCATAAGCGTCCTGATGCTTTTTCAGCAGTTCCTTTGGTTGTGGGGGGCAATGCCGAAACTCAATGGCATCCGTTCTCGGTGTGTCGGGGTTCATTTGTTTATTTGTTTTTTTTGTTGTTGCTACTGCTCATGTGCCAAGCGGAACACTCATCGCAGAAATATGATCGCAGGAAGCTAGTCCCTCCGAATCCCTGCTTGAGTCTTTTTTTAATAGCGGCATCGCATCTTGATTCACTTGAGAAACATGACTTTCCACATATGCCTTTAATGGGTTTCTCATTTCCTTGAATCATGCCTAATTCCAAAGCAGTTCGTTTGTCAATTGGTTCAATGTCGGGAGTCTCAAGCCCGATCTCATTTAGAATATGATCAATACAGGATTTCATTTCTTTTGCCATTTTTCCCATTGTTCGGTTTCAATGAAGTAATCGCATCTATCCTCGCCTTCTTCTGGTTCAAATGAGGAATACGATTGATAGAATGAAGCAGGGGCTAGATACCTCCAGCATTGTTTATGCGAGGGGCAATCCGTATTATTGCATTTCGATATATCGGTCATTGTCTTGGATTTCTTTTTTTAGATCACTCAAGTCCTTGCAGGATTTACGAGCATCAGATGGTTTGTCCCATTGCATGATTCCATCGGCAATTGCTACTGCACGATCTCGCTGGTCATTGGAACGATTTAGTTTCTCCTGCATCGTCATCTCTGGTTTGGATTGCTCCACAAGAAATGCTTCTACAAGTTGTTGGATGTTTTCGATCATTTTAAAATAAAGTCGTGATCTTGTATTAATTGATAAAGGTGATCACGAGTTGCTTGAAGTGCTTCATCTGCTGTTTGGAATGTGTTTCCATGCTTTAACCAATTGCGTAGTTGGTGGTCTAGGTTCTGAATACAGTTTTTAAATGCCGATCCATTGATGGCATCGTAATGATCCTGTTCATCTATTGGTAATTGAAACTCCAGTATCGCTTTCATTTTTCAATTGCGGCGTTGATTGCTTCGTTGATCTTTAGGGTTTTTCCTAAAGTGTTAAGCATTTCGATTTCGCTCAAGATTCCCTCAAGGTAGGAGATTTTTTTGTTGAGGCGTTGATTTTCCTGCATGATTTGATTCAAGAGGTTTTGAATCTCTGGATATTCGGGGAATCTGTCGGTGTTTATTTCTATGCTCATGTGCGTGGTTACTTTATGCTGTTAAGGTATTCTTGCTGGATGGATTTGGGCCAAGTGTTGAAGGGGAATGTATTCCAAGTTGGGTGAACCAACATGGATTCTGGATATACATAGCACCGCCAAACAAACGCTTCCTGCTCATTCACTCCAAGGCGTGAGGTGATGGTTGGTTTCTTGGCTTTTAAAGCCTCGTAATCCATGCCTTCATCCTCATATCTACCCTGATTCAACCATGTGCTAGGGTTGGGAATGAACTTGCCTCCATCCTTCTGCCAATCGGGAGAAGCAATGGATCTCTTTAGTGCAGGAAGAACACGCTCAATGGACAACTTCTTCCTCATCCATATTTCCTTGCAGTAAGGCTTTGCTGTCTTCTTCGGGTATGCTGACCAGAACGCCTCAAAGTCTTTGCTGGAGGCTTTCTTGGGGCTTATAGGGGCATCCTGTATATCGTAGGGACGATTGCAACAGGGGCAAATATCTGCTTCTTGTATTGTATTCATTTTAAAACTCCTCGTATGACCATTGTTTCTTTTTGTATTGGACGGCAACAAACCTAAACCAAGGATGGTTTTCAGCGGCTACCTTGATCTTCACCCTGCCAGTTCCTTGCCAAAAACCTTTGACTTCATGGTATTCAATCGTGCCATCGGCATTGATAACAAAGAAGTCGGGTGTATAGGTTGTCAGCTTGGCAAGTTTTAATGCCATAGCCTCAAACTGGTAGTGGTGAATCTCTCCTGCTTGTTTGCGTTGTTCTAGGAGGGCGGCATAGGCTTGCTCCGTTTTATTCATCTGTCCAGCAACACGCCTTGAGGTGTTGCCTTTGGCTCGGAATGTTCTCATATAGAAATTATCATTTCTTCAACTGCCAACTTCCCTTTTTCTGTGATGCGTGAAATCAGATTGCTTTTACCAAAATCGGAAAGCCTTGTTTCTCCTGTTTCCTCAATTAGTCCAAGAAATCTTAATTCACCGCAACGCTTCCGATAACAAGCCATTTTCTGGTATAGACCAGTTATTTTTCCAGCTTCCTCATCGGTAAGTTCTCCATTCTTTTTATATGCCAAGAGAAGTTCAGCCTTCTGGCTTCCCCACCTAATCTTGTCATCTTTAGTTACGGCTAACTTCGATGTAACGGGATCGCTATTTCTGGCATAACCCGTCCACTCTGGAGTTGGATTTCCCTCTTGGTTATTATAAGAAAAATCAAAGTCGAATTGGTCACTCATTCCAGTTGGGGAAGTTGATTTTTCCTTTGTCATCAATGCCTACGCAATAAAGGTTGGAGAAAGAACGCTTTACTGATCTTGCTCCTGCATCGAATGCTTCCTTTACCCTGTCATCTAGCGATGGAATGCTATTATCAGGGTTGAGATAACGGATATGCTCTCCGCTCAAATAATCTTCAGCTTCCTTTGAGTGTTTCATTTGCAAAGGAAATAAGCCCCGAATCCAATTGATACGATCAGAAGGGCAAACAGCACTCGCATGACTGCCTTTAGATCATTGATGTTCTCCTCAAGTTCAAGGAGTTCGGAATGATGCTTCCTGACCATCTCTAGGATATGCTCTGATTCCCGAAAGTGGAAATCAATCCTTGAGGCGATCTCGTTGATTTTGTCGGATGTGGTTGGTTTTCTCAATTTCATGGTGCGTGGTTGCTGGTGTTGGGTTTGGGTTAATTAAAACGGAATGTCATCGTAGTCATCTGCTGGTGCTGGCTTTGGTGCAGGAGACTTAAATGCGGTCTTCAGCTTTGGGACAAAGCCAGAAGGCTTCTTCACTTTGTAGTTTCCAAGGATGGGTTGCTTCTTCCCTGCATCCCTAGATGCCTTTGAAAGAGATTGCTTGATCACTCCGTCATTGCCGTACTGGTCGGGAACTTCTGCTCCTGTCTCGTCCGTATTCGCATACATAACGATGTCGAGGTAGGTTCCCTTCTCGCCTTCGTAAAGCTCGGTCTTGTCGATCTTCTTAACGTCTATCTTTGCGGTTATCATGGTTGTGCTGTTTGGTTGTTGGGTTCTTGGTTTTCTATGAATCCCTCGGATTTGAGGTAATAGAAAAGTTTATCTAATTGTTTAGGTGTTACTCTGCGGTTGTCCCCTGCAAATGCGGTGTAATGATTTCCGTTCCACATAATGACCCACTCCCTGCCTTGGAACATGATCCACATTGCCCTTGCATCGTCGGGATTTGCATCGTTATTTGTCACGGGAGATGGATGGTTCGCCTTCTTTTGTTTCGATGAGCCAACCAAGTTCGGAGTCAAGAACGGATTTGGCATCCTTCGCCTTAATGCCCTTTGCCTTTGCAACTGCCTTTTCGAGTGCCGTGATGCTAACCCTTGTGCAAGCCAGAAAGTCATCTGGTTTAAGAATACTAGAAAGCGCAGAACAAGCGGCGGTTGCATCGGGGACACTTCTGGATGTTCTTCCTTTTGTGAGCGAAAGTCCAGCAATTTGCGCTCCCGAAAGCAACCTTGCCTTCAATTCTTTGCGGATTCCAGCAATGAAATCCTCAACGATTTCAGCCTTGGCATCAAGGGAGGCGAGTTCCTCATTGGACAGGGTTGAAATGGCTACACTAGATGCAACTTGAAGGTGTGTCTGTGCGGTTTGAGCCTGATTGTAGGCATCGGGGCAAATGTTCTTTGCCCTGCACCATTTGCAAGTATTCGGGCTAGGATTGCGTGGAGCATTCGGGTCTTCAGATGCGGCTACAATCCCAAGGATCTCCGTTGTTGCGGCCTCCAGTTCCTCCTCATTGTACTCGGCAATGGTTGTGCCTCCTGCAAGCGGTTGGATGATTGAAACGTAGATGGTCTTGAGCGCAGGGTAGTGGTGTTTGACTAGCACCGCATAAGCCTTTAGTTGCTGGTTTTCGCTAGCCTTCCCTTGTGCTGTTCTCCCTGTCTTGTAGTCGGTGACAACGGCAATGTCCCCAAAGATGTCGATACGATCAATGGCTCCAGAGAATGCATCATTATACCAGAATCTTTGCTCTAGGATTTCTTGTGTGCGTTGTCCAAGATCAAGTTGAGCAATGAGGTGGGTAAAACCAGATAGGCACAAAGTTGCGATTTCTTGCCCCTCTTCAGTTAGCTCCTCATACTCCTTTGTTCCAGCTAGGACGGCATGAACATCCGTTCCTAGTTGCATATAGGGATTGGGTTCTTGTTCTGGAAGTGTCTTTTCCAGATTCCAAGATCCTGCACAATCAGAAAGTCGGCTCATGCCGCTTGCTGAAGGTTTTCCGTTTCGCTCGTCAGTCATATTATTTAATAATGATATTGCAAGAATCCGTAATGATATTGATTCCATTCTTTTCAACGTCGCTTTGCGTTAGTTGACGAATGTATTTTAAGTTTGTTTGGTATAAGAATGAGGATATTTCTTTCTTGCTTAATGCTTTATCCTCTTTCTTTCTGCTTATTCCAAGCTGATAAGCCTCGGCAACGGCATTTTCAAAGATCCAATGCCTAGCAAAAAGTGGATGTTCATTTTTGTATTCAGAAAATGCACGACGAACAATGTCGAGGCACTCCTCATTCATGCCAACATCTGGTTTTCTTGTCATTTGCTTTGTGGTTGTCATATTAATTACCTGCTAGAATTATCATTTTTAATTATTTGATTCATTCTTTGACCATATATAAGAATTTGAGAAATAATATGTCCAATTCCCAATGCTAGTTGTTCTTCTTTACAAGATGAATCATTTCCATGCCTTTTTAGGTGAAAATTAACTCCATCTTCCTCTTCTGTAATTATAATCTCTATAGTTTGCATTACAGGATTGGCTTAAAGGATTTTACATCATCCCATTTCTCAATGAGTCGGGCGATGATGGCATCGGGGATCAGGGGATTGCCATCCTTGTCGGCGAGTTTGCTATCCTTGGTAATGCCCTTAACCTTCTTCGCCACTAGGAAGTGGATAATGTGGGCATCGGCAATCTCATCACTCCACATCAGGCTCTGAAGGAAGCTGATGGGATTGGTTGGAAGTTCCTTGGGTGCTTCTGGCGTATCTTCAACAATCTCGGCAACGATTGTCTCTGGCTCTTCTTCCTGCTTGATTACAGGCTTTTCAATGCGAATCTCCTTGGGTGCATTAAACTCGGCAACCTCTTCTGGCACATACATACCGCTGGTTGCCATCGGACAAGTGGTTCTGATGCCTTCGCTCACTACCCTGCTACGGAGCATTTGTCTTGGGAACTTGCGGAACATATCCCTGCCAGCAAGTCCTGCTGTCTTTGCTCGTTCCATGTCCCAAGTGATGCGAACCTTGCCTCCTTGTGGGTGCGAGAAGGTGGCATCGGCAATGTCATTGGTCAGGTTGTGCCATTCAACCGATCCTCCTGACTGAAGGAAGTCTCGGAGCATTGCCTCGCTCTTCTTTGAAGGTCGGCCTTGGATAATATCATAATCCCTAGCGGCTAGGGCAGGGTGACGACCCTCTGCAATGGAGATGAGCATCAGGGACATTGCGGCTTCGGGAGTCTTAATCCCGAATAGCCCCGATTTCGCAACGGCTAATGCCATTTGCTGAATCTCTGCCATTGGTATCATCGGGAGTTGACTTGTGGTTGCTAACGTGGTTGTATTCATTCGTGGTTCGTGCGTGGTTGCTTGATCCCAAACTCCCTAGCCTTTATTCATGGGGCTAGGGAGTCCTTTTTTGGGGTTACTTGGTTTTGTTTTTGGAACGTGGTTTACGCCCCTTAACTTCTGGAGTGGTTGCTTCGGCTTTGATCTTCGCCTTCTTCCCTGCTGACATTTTGCGAGTGTCGATCAGGGTTTTGTTTTTTGCTGGCGTGGTCTGCATCTTGTTGCGGATTGCGTCCATTACGGCTTTAAGCATCGGTCTTGTCGGCTGGGGTTGCGTGAACAAGGGCATGGATTTCGAGGAGAAGCTCCTGCGAAATGTGTCCTAGTTTATTTGCGATCTCTTGAGCGAGATTATTCAGTTCTGCTAGTGTCATTGTGTTTTGGTGTTTTGGTTTGGTTACTTGCATTTCCAAGCTCGGAGAGACTTGTTGATGCGAGAGTCTGGATCTCGTGCGGTCTTTGCGCTGGTGAGTTTAGCCTTCATCCCTTTCATCCTAGCGCAAAAACTAGCCTTGCGTCCTGCATCGGCTTTAGTCTTTGGGTTAGGTGCAGGGGGCTTTAGGTTGCCTCCAGTCGCCTTGTTATAGGATGCCCTTCCCTTGGCATTCAAGCCCCCCTTGGGGTTCTTGCCTTCCTTCCTTGTCCATGCTTCGCTCATCGGAAGATTAAGGCTAGTGCGACAAGCACCGTGGAGAGAATGAATGTAGCAATAAATCGTGCGCTCATGCGGTGGCAAAGTGCTTTTCAAATACCATAACGGCATACTGACTCATGCTTCTGCGCTCGGCTTTGGATGCCTCGGCAACCTTTGCCTTTAGGGTCTTTGGAAAGTAAAGGCCAAGGAAGCAATTATCTGCTTTCGAGGTGGGCTTTGAGGTGGTTTCAGTTGGTTCGGTTATTTCGGGTGTATCGGTGGTTGTCATGGATCAATGGTTAAAGTGAAGTGTCATCCTTGCATCCCTTAAAAGGTCGTGCAAGTTTATTTTTTTATATTTTTTCTGAAGTTCGGGGTTCCGATTAGTCCCTTGTCTGCCAACCTTTGAAGGAAGATCCAAACGTAGGGGATACAGGGTTTGTGGTGCAGTTTCGTGGTCATGCCTGTTCGTCGTATTGGTCGGGGTCTTGTAGGGTCTTTTCTATTGCTTCGTCAACGTCAATCTGTTGGTTGCATTTCGGGCAATGCTCGGCCCAAACTCCAGCAGAATCTATCCTAATCGGAAACTCATGCTGGCATTCGGAATTCTGGCAAGTGTGATCGTATATCATAGTGATTCTATTGCTTTCTTGTATTGTTGTTCTTGTTTCTCGGCGGCATCAAGCCTATCGCAAAGAATTTGAACCTCTAACGCAAGAATACGGATTTGTTCGGCGATTGCGTCGAGTCGCTTGTTTTGTTCTTCGGTCATGGTTGCGATATCATTTTTTTGTGGTTTCTAGGAATGCAATGATTTCCTCTAACTTCTCGGAAATAGCATCTGTTGTGGCGATGAGGGCATTTAGCCTTTCCTCTAGGGTTTCTGTTTTCTGTTCGGTTGCTTTCATATAGGCCTTTAGGTGCTGATCGTTTAAGAATACCATGTTTTTATGCGGTTAGTTGTGTGGTTACTTCAGAAAAAAATCTCCGCTGGGTGACATAGTAACAGTTTCCCAAGCTACAGGAATCCAGTCATGTTTATCGGAGATAACTGGTTGGAGTCTGTGCGATCCTTCACGAGGGTCGGTTTCCCCATCCTTGAGGCGACCCATTAGAAGATCCCACATCCACTTATTGCTGGACATGGACGTTGAAGCATCTTGCCAATCATCTTGTCCATAATAATTGTGCTGTAATTGAAAACATACTGCTTTATGCGTGGTTTTGTTCATGTTGTTTTTTTGTGGTTGCGATTTGCTATGGAGCCTGTATTTATGCGGTTCTGTAGCCAATCTTGTTTATACCCTACAAGGTTTTTGCAGTATGTGCAAGAACTTTTTACAGGGTTCCAGTTGGTACTGGCTTCTGCTCCCCCCATTACAGGAGAAGCAGAGTGTCAATACTACTGCTTGAAAAAATACTTCCCATTCTTAAAGCGGATGCTTCGGGTGGAAGTGATTGTTTTAATCGGTTTGCCCCTAAAGTTTGTAACAGAGTTAACTGCATCCAAAATGCGATCAATTCCGATATAAGCCTCAATAGCAGATGCATACAGAATCGTAAAAACATCCTGCTTGCGATGTTCATTACAGATCATGGCATCATGGAGATCGAAATCCCACCAAGCTAGACCAATCTCACGATTAGTAAGCGTAGAGAAATCAATACGATCATCCATATCTGGATCGTTGGCCCAACAATCCTTGCAAATGCCACCAAGAAGCATTTTGGAGTGAGGGGAAATGACCTCCTCACAATTAGGGCATTGATGCACATTAAGAGACTGAATTGCAGACTCCAAACGCTTAATCGAACCCACCAAAATCCGCATATAATCGGCATCGGCTTGACCAATCTTTCTACTAGGGATAGAAAGATGGAAACGCTCCCCAAAAGGGGATAGGGACTTTTTATTCTTCATAACTCCTGTGTTGTTATACTGGCTGAATTGCCAGCATCGGTCTTGATGAACCGATTAGGACACTCTGGATTGCTCCAAAATGCCCTGTATCGAATCACTTATTGAACCTTGTACGGAATCTCCGTTTTAGTTCCTTTGCCTCTTCCTTGATGCGTTTCTGTTCCTTCTTTGCCCTAGCCTTTTCCAGAACCTTTCTCTGGCATCTGGATCGGATTGCCCAATGGTAAACATCCTCAATCCTGACCACTTCCTCCCGACGAGTACCAAGGGGACGAATCTTGAGGAGATCACCCTCTGCTGATGATTCCAGAGTGACGCACAGGGGCTTGCCTGTATCGCACCCGAAACCATAACCAAGGGT